CTTGGAGATAGTATTGAAGGGAGCTTGGAATACCATGCGCAAATCCATGTCAGGATTGAGAAGCTTTACAGCTTTAATCTTGCGTCGGTCTTCAGGCTCCCAATATCCTTTGCACTCCAGATAAATCCCGTTGGGTAACAGGAAGTCTGGAGTGTAATTATGTTGGATGACGTACGGAATCTTTGTGGATTCGTACTCATACTTAACTCCAAGTTCTACAAGCAAGTCAGCAACTCGCTCTTCAAGCTTGGAGCGGAATGCCATCAGTCGTCTAGGTGCTTTTCAACAATCTCTTCGACAATCTCAGACACTGCGCGACGGAGTTCATACTTGAAGTCCGAGCGATCCGCCTTATAGCGGGTGACCGTGATCTCAGGAAGAGAGACAGTGAGGGTGCCTTCGTACAATCCGAGGGCGTCGTTTTTAGAGCAATCAAAAGTAATCATCAGAAGTCTTCGTCTGCAACGTTGGGTGTAACATTAGGATCGGCTGCTTTGAATCCTTCGGTAGAACCGAACAGCTGAGCAACATCTTCAGCACCCATGTCACCGGTATCAGCACCGGCTTGGGTGTTAAGCGACACAACCTGAATACCAAGCAGCTTGAGGCTGCTGCCATAGGTCACGCCGTCCTTGAGGACATAAGGCTGTTGATAGAAAGCAAGCTTGACCTTAGCACCACTGTAGAGTGGCAGCTCTTCGTCGGTGATTGCAGTGCCTTCAGTATCAACCACAGGCGGCTTCTTTTGATCGTTCCAAGAGAACTTGATTTTGTACTGACCTTGAGCAACTTCTTCCCAGGGCTCAGGCTTCTGGACAGAACGCTTAGGGTTCTTGAGTTTGCTATCCCACCAGTTTTGGAAGGTAGGACGTTCAGTCTCCAGCTTGTCGATGATGTCTTCGCCTACGACAGCAGACAAAGAGTATCCAAACTTGGAGGGTTTCATTACGGCTTGGTATCCATCAAGGACAACAGGCTGTTCAGTTACGTAGGTGGTTCGTGCCATGAATAGGGTAGTAAATTTGTCCGTCCTTGGAAAAGATATCGACAAAACGGTCGAACCTCTCACCAAGGTAAATCATTGCAGATTGAAAGGGAGCAGCAGAAGTGCCTGCACCGAACTTCAATCTCCGGTTGTATGCTAGCATAGGGTAGGGAGCAATAGCTCGCCACCACTTAGTACTGACATCCATCTTAATGAGGAGTAGCATCTCAGTACCATGCTTCTTATGTTGCTCGACAGCATACGGAATCCACAGGCGTGATTGTGAATAAGGGTGGTTCATAAAGACGGAACCATAGTCCCAATCTTTGGACAAACCGTCATCCTCTTCAGTAAACCACATTCCTGCTGGAACGTTTGGTTGCTCCTTGTCATCAGCACAAGGGTCAAGACCTAACTTACCGTCAAAGAACTCAAGAACATCAATGACAACATCATTGGGAGTGTTCCAAGTATCTTTGCGGTTCCCTGTTGTTGCCGTCAACGCCTTGAGAGCAGTTGTCATTAACAGAAAAAGTAGGTGGATTCAATCACGGATTCCGGTTCAAGGTCTCCGATAATCGGTGGGTCAGTCTTTGCTCCAATCTGTCGGGCAAAGTCAGTTAAGTAATCATGCTCAGCGAACAGGTGCATGTATGTCTCCCGCACTATAGTGCTGAGGCAGGACATATCAGTTGCACGACACAGTACGCTGTCATGAATAAGTGCAATGGGTGCATCAAAACGAAGCACTGATAGGTGTAGCAATGAGGCGTCTAAACTGTGAATCAAGTTCGGGCTAGTAGCATTGCGATGGTGATTAAGATCTACTTCATCAGTCTCACCAACTGCAACATTCATTCGAATGCTACCAAGCAGTTGTAGATCATACCGCTTCATCTCAGCTTTGTAATAGCGCTGAGTAGCCATGAAGCCAGATGGTGTGACCCATTCAATACTCTCGGCTCCGTCCTTGATACATTCGACCACCTCACTGTTGATCCATTCCATAACTCTGGAGGGACCAGGGAATAACTCAAACACTGCGTCACGCAATGCATGAGTCACGGCTGTCACATCTTCTTTAGACACATCAAGACCTGCTTCTTCGAAAGCTTCCTTGACATATCCCCAGTTAGATTTGAACTTAGCATTGTAAGGGATGGTCATAACGAGCCTTTTGGCTACCTTACGAGTGACGTGCTCCCTTATATTCTCAGGGCAGTTAGGCTTAGCTAAGTCAGCAACAGCCTTGTAAGCGTCTTGTGGACTATCGCTAGGCAATACATTCACAAAACGTGCTGTAGAAGCATCACGGGCTAATCCTGCCAGGATTTGCATACCTGAACAGGTGGCATCTGTTGCCACAGGTAACCCTGTAAACTGGCGTGTACAGGCGACAACACAAGAATAGTACTCCTCACATGCAGCAAGGAACTGCCAAGGTTCGTCAGCTACTTCCCAATCAGGAAGACTGTCGATAGGGTCTATAGCAATCCGCGAGATGAGTGTGATGTTATCTTTAACCCAGGTAAGTCTCTCTTCCATCGTGGCTTTATCAAGCCCGTAGGTTGTAGCGACCTGGAAAGCTAACCAGTCTTCAGCTTCAGGAGACATGTAAGCCTCTTCAGCAAAGCGTAGTAAACTCTTACCGAAGTCTGTCTCTTGAGGAGTAAGGAATGCAGGAATAGGGTAGGCTCTGCCTCTGTAATCAAACGACCACGGAAGGAAGAACTTCTCTTTGTCCTTGAAGAGTCTAGCCATGTCCATAACCTTTCTAGTCCTGACAGACTTCTGAGCGTTATCGTTCAGCCGGTTATGGTATTCAGCCTTGAGTCTACAATACTCTTTTCTTGCTTCTTTATTCTCTTCAATGTCTACTGGCTTAACAGGTTCAGCCTCTTCTAGCCATACTGGAATAAACTTACCTACACTCCTTCCTTTCTGAAATAGGAACTCGGCTGTATCCAGTATAACAGGATTAATAGTAAAGGCTACCTTCTGAATCTTGTTCAGAAAGTCGTAACAGGCTTCTCCCTGTATTAGGGTCGGG